AACGGAAAATTATTAGTAGGTCTATCACCAACAAAAGCTGAAAAACTATGCTAACCGACAATGCAAAACAAATTCTTGAAGATAGAATAGCCGAGCTTGAAAAAGAGCTTGATGGCTACAAAAACAACGGAGTTTCAAAGCTTTATTATAGTTTACAAAGAAAGGCAAACGAAATGGCCGACCTTTTAAATAGTGTTAATTTAAAGAACGTAAATATTGATGACGCTAAAGATAAAAGTTTTGAGCGTATCTTTAAGATTCTTGAAAAAAGTAATTCTGTAAGTGATTCTATTAGGGCATTAAGAGATACTATGCCTAACTTTAAAAAAGAAGAACAAAAGAAACCTTTTTTAGAAAGAATTGCTGACGAAAGAATTTAATAATTATGGAATTAAATAATAATTGTGGAGTTTATTTAATAGTTAGTCCAAGCAATGGGAGGTATGTTGGCAGCAGCAAATCTTTAAAAAAAAGATTTAATAGGTATAAAAACTATAGTTGTAGTAAACAATCAGCCATATTAGCATCTTTAAAAAAATATGGTTATGAAAATCATAAGATAAAAATATTAATGTATTGCGAAGAATCTGAGTTATTGTTTTGGGAAAGAGTATTTGGTGATATTTATTTAGCATCTACTAATTTTAAAAACGGATTAACTATAACATTACCAGGATATAATGATGTTCCACAAGTGAGAAGCGAAGATTTTAAAAAAAGAGTAAGTAAAACTCAAAAGAAAAGATTTGAAAAAAAAAAAGAAAGAGAAAAAACATCAAAAACTACTAAAAACGCTTTAAGTAAAATAAAGGATAAAATAAGTATTGCTCAAAAGAAAAGATATGAATGTCAAGAACAAAGAGATATAAGAAGTAAAACAAGAATTGAATATTATAAAAATAATCCTGAAGTGATTATGAAAATGAGTGAAGATACTAAAAAAAGAATGAAAAATAATCAAGAATTAAAAGAAAGGTGTTTATCTGGTTTTAAAAAATATTATGAAGAAAATCCAAATATAAGAAGCGAAAGGATGAAAAAATGGCACAAAGAAAATCCAAAAAATTAAAAGAATTTTATAAAAATAATCCTGAATATAAAAAAGCTGCAAGTGAAAAAGCCAAATTACAATTTTCAAATCCAGCAAATCATTATGCTTCAAAAAAAATAATTAATATAGAAACAGGAGAAACATTTTCTTGTGCAAAAGAATTAGCTAAACATTTAAATAAACCTGCGGGTACTGTCAGAAATTGGCTTAGAGGTGACAGTAAAAATAAAACTTCATATAGATATGCCTAATTATGAAATGATATATGGGGTTAGGTGTAAAATACCAGATACTCCTGAAAAAGAAAAAATTTTAAATTGGGATAAACCAAGAGAAAGTCAAATTTGGAAAAGAGAAGATTTACCTGATTTTTTTGAAAGAGTTGAATATTCTAAGTCAGGAGATTTATTAATGACCGAAGAACAGGAAGAATATGCAACAAATGAATTAATTAAATGTAAAAATGGAGTATGGGCTTATATAAACGGGAATCCATATTACATTACAAAAAAATATTATTTTTATTTACAATGGTGGGTATTAGAAGATGGAAGTAGACCTGAATATAGAGATTGCGACAGAAGATATTTTACTTTTTTAGAGCATTGGGAAAATACCCCTTGGACTTTAGGGATAGTGAGATCAAAGCGCAGAAGAGAGGGTGCTTCTTCTCAAGCAACATCAAATCTTGTTTACGAAGCTATCTTTTTTAAAAACTCTAACTGCGGTTTGGTTTCAAAATCAAACGAAGATGGAAGAGCTACTTTTACGGAGATGGTTGCGTATGGCTATCGCCAACTCCCTGTTTTTCTAAAACCAAAGCAGATTAACCGAGAAGATAGTGTGACAGAACTTGTATTTGCTCAAAAGGCGTCAAGTGTAAAAGAGGGAAGTGCTGCTGGTCAAAAAGAAGACGAAGGCAATAAGTCAAAAATTAATTACCGAGCGCCAGTATTGAACGCTTATGACCGAGGTCGTATGAGCCGATTGCTTTTGGATGAGTTTGGTAAGTTGCCAACCGAAATAGATGCGTCGCAATTATTTGCCATCATTTCAAAGACGCTTGTAAAGGGTGTTAAAAGAGTTGGTTTTGTAGAAATGCCATCCACGGTAAATAAGATGTCAAAGGGAGGAGCTGCCTTTAAAACTTTATGGGAAAATGCAGACCTTACGCAGCGAGTTCCCACTACAAATAGACTTGTTAGATATTTTAGCCCAGCTTATGACGGATACGAGGGTTTTATTGATAAATATGGATTTAGTGTCATAGATTCCCCTACAGAAGAACAAAAAAAATATCTTGTAGACAAATGGGTAGTAAAAGACGAAGATGGAATTACCATAAGTGAGATTAGCGAAGAAGATATAGAATTAGGGGCGAAAGCATATATTGAAAAAAGAAGAGAGGGGAGAAAAGGCGATGACCTTGAAGAAGAGATTCGTATGAACCCCTGCACGGAAATTGAAGCTTTCATGTCGGCTAACGCTGACTGTATCTTTAATACTGTCAAAATAAACGAACAAATTGAAAGAGTAAGAGAAAATCCAGTATTTAGAAGAAAAGTTTTATTTTATAGAGATTTAGAGCAAAAGGTTAGGTGGCGTGATGCTTCATCTTCAGAAGAAAACTTCTGTTGGGAGTTTATAAGAGATTTGAATTTAAAAGATGAAGCAAACAGTTCTTATTACGAAAATGGAATTAAAAGGCCATCAAGAACTGATGTTGGTGTAATTGGAGTGGACGGATATTCAAACTCTCAAGGAGGTAAAAGATACGGCTCAAAAGCATCTGCTTGGGTTTTTATAAAATATGATATGAGAGACCCTGAAAATACAGGTTTGTTTAGTGGGCATTTATACGGAAGACCACAAGAAAAAGAAATGCTTCACGAGCAAGTTCTTTTATGCGCAGAATATCTTGGTTTTCAGGTGTATTATGAGTTTGTGGCTGATGATTACTATACTTATTTTAAAAGTAGAGGGAAGTTGGGGTACTTGGCTAAATTCCCACTTAACGTCATTTCCCCTGAAAAAAAGAAAACAGGTTCTTACGAAAGACATTATGGATTCCCTGTAACCGACTTTTCAATGACAAAACAAAACGACTCCATGATTTCTTATATAGAGCATTACTGCCATAAGATATATTGGATGGAACTTTTGGAGGATTTAAAAGAATTTGATCCATCAAAACGTACTGCCTTTGACCGAACAGTAAGTGCAATGATTGCTCTTGTAGGAGGACTTGAACCAATTTATAAACCACCCCCACCAAAGAACCCGATAATCAACGTATACGTAAAAGGTGTGAATATAGCAAAAAATTAAAAATAATTTTTTTTAGAAAAAAATCTTATATTTGTTGGGGATAATTATCTTTTTAAAATATGCAGGATTTTTCTGCCCAACCATTAAAGAACTTTCAGCTTGAAAATTTGACAATCAAGGAGAAATCCGATTGGGCTTATGGCAAGCAGTTAGCTCAATATATCAACGGTACAGTTACTGGTGGTATATCAAGTTATTTCTGGGTACGTAATGCGAGATGGCGTACTAATAGAGGATACGCTAATGGACGTATCCCAATGAGTAAATTCCAAGACTTACTTGAGTTTAATGGAAAAGTAAATTACTTGAATATAAATTGGCAGTCTATTAATATTGTCAATCGTGTCGTTTCTGGTCTTGTTGGAAGATGGATGAGAAACAATGAAAAGATTCAAGTGACTGCTACGGATTCCCTTTCTACAAAACAAAAAGAAGAGGAATATAAAAACATAGAATTTATTGTTAATAACAGGGAAATGCTTGAGAAGCTACAAGCTGAATCAGGCGTTCAAATGATTCCTCAAAATGAGGAGCTTCCTGCTGATAAAGAAGAGCTTAAACTTTGGAAAACTCAATTCCAAAGACTTCCTGAAGAAATTGAATACGAACTTGGATGTAATGATGTTCTTGCTGCTAATGGGTGGTTTGATACATTAAAAGAGAAAATGCTGCATGATGCGGCGGAAACAGGATTTGTGGCTACATATACTTGGATGGATGATAATGGTGTTATCCATGTGGAGTGGCTGAAGCCAGAAAACTGTTTCTATTCTTATTCATCTTATAATGATTTCCGAGATACAACTTGGAGAGGTGTTATAAGAACTTATAAAATAAGTGAAATTCGTAGAAAGTATGGTGTTGAGTTCGGAGGTAAGATAACTGAAGAACAGATATGGCAGATGGCTCAATTCTCAAAAGAATTCCAGCTTTACGATAACATCACTTGGCTTACTGAATGGAACGTAACATTCCTTCGCCCTTATGATGAATGGAATATTGATGTTTTAGAGTTTGAATTAAAGACAGTGGATAGCGACCCTTATACGGTTGTTACAACTAAGAAGAATAAAAGTACATTAGTTAAGAAGGGAAGAGTTGAGAAGAAGGGAGATAATGAAGAAGTTATTTCTGATACTAAATGGAATATTTATCGTGGAGTATGGTGTCGTCCAACTAATATGATGCTTGAGTGGGGAATTAAAAAGAACATGATTCGTCCTCAAGACCCTAAAGAAATTGGAAATGCAGAGTTCTCATATAGTTTTTATATGGTTCAGAACTATGACATGACTTCCCTTGCAATCCCTGAAAAAATTCAAGAGCCAGTAGACCAAATGATTATTGCTCGTCTTAGAATGCAACAATTAGTTGCAAAAATGAGACCTGTAGGAGCTGCTATTAACTGGGATGCTTTACAGAATATTGATTATGGATTAGGTGATAATAATAAGGGAATTGACGCTAAGAAACTTTATGACCAAACAGGTGATATATATTATAGAGGAAGAGATGCAGAAGGAAACCCTGTTCCAGTTCCTATTGTAGAACTTCAGAACTCAGGATTTCTTTCTCAACTCCAAGGTTTAATTATGCTTTATGATAAGCACTATGCTATTCTTAAAGATGAACTTGGAGAAGACCCTAATCTAATTGCAAGCGCTCTTCAACCAAGAGTGGCTGTATCTAATATTAATACAGCAGAACAAGCTTCTCAAAATGCAACAGATTATTTCTATTGGGCATATACAAACTGTATGGCTGATACAGCTAAGAAAATTTCTTGCTTACTTAAAAATTCTGTTCAGTTTGGAGCTGATACTTATAGAAAGATTGTAAAAGAAGAAAGTATTAGTGGAAGAATCTTTAATACGAGAATTCAAATGCTTCCTGACCAATATGAGTTAGCAAGATTTGAAGGTTTGTTAAATCAGGCTATGGTTTCAAGCCCTGATTTAGTATTATTTGTTGACCCTTTCCAATTAATGAGAGTTGCAAAAGAAGATGTAAAATTGGCTGAAGCTTTATTTAGAAGAGGTCAGAAAAAAATGATTTTGTATAATCAGCAAAATGCTGCTCAAAATCAACAAGCAACTATTGAAGGTCAAATGCAAGCTGCTCAAGTTGCAGAACAAGAAAGCGTGCTACGAAAGAGCAAGAGGGAATGGTAGATATTAAGAAGGCTCAAATGACGGCTGAAGCTCAAAACAGAACAAGCGTTTTGAATATGGCTTCTGCTATTTATTTGAAACACATGGAGACAGGATTACCAATTCCCCCAGAATTACAACCTCTAATACAATCTGTAATGGAGAATGTAGCTCTATCAGCAGTAGTTTCAACTGACGAGCAAAAACAAGCTATTCAGGCTCAAATGCAGGCAGCACAGCAAGCACAAATGCAAGCTGCACAACAAGGTGGGCAATCTCAAGAACAAATTGCACAACAAGAAATGCAAGGTGAAGGTGCTGAAGGGGAAATGCCGCCACAAGAAGAAGGTCAAGAGCAACCAATGGAACAAGAACAAGGACAACCAATTCCCGAACAATAAAATAAAAAACTAAAAATAAAATGTCAACAGTATCATTTACAAACCAAGTTGCTTCTCAAGCTTTAAGAGGTGAAGACGTTATTGTCTCTCTTGATTCTACAGATACAGCTAAATTATCATCTATATCAGTAGGGCAACAAGCATCAATTAGTGCTACAAGTATTTATGGAGTAGTATCTGAAATTGACTCTTATGGTCATTCTTTTCAAGTTACTCCTATTCAACCTAATTTTGCTTTTGCAAGTCCAAGTCAAGCTGGTTATTTAAAAGCAACAGAAACAGTTGTTGTATCATCAGTTCCCTATTTACCATAAAATAAATATATAATATGTCAGTACAAATAGTATTAGATTTAACAGCAGATTTTAACGCAGATTCACTTGTTCAAATTGACACAGGTGGATTTGACTATTCTGTAGTTCAATTAGTAAGCCCTTCAGGAAGTGTTAGCTTTAAGCACACTAACGATTCAGGAGATGTTCAGAGCGTTTCTGATGGAAATGCAACTGCTGCTACAAATTTTGTAACTCTTCAAGGAGTAAATTTAGCAGACGGTTCTACCGTGACTTCCCTTGCAACATCAGGACTTGTAAGATTTCAATCTTATGGTCGTTACCTACAGTTAAGCGGTTCTGGTGTTTCAGCAACAAAAGTATTAGTTCGTCTTTATAAAATTCATTAATTATGAAAGTAGTAAAACTTAAAGTAACCAAGAAAGGCCAAAAGCCTATTGAGTTTAAAGAAGGCGCTTTACGCTCTCAATTAGGGGCTAAAGAAGGAAAGAAAATCCCTGAATCTAAGATGGAAGCTGCTGAAAAAGGAGCTTATGGGGAACTTGCTAAAAAACGTGCTTTATTTAAGAAGAATGTTTTAACTGGTAAGAAATGAAAGAAATGATTAAAAGAGCTGATGGTAGTTATTCTCAAAGAGGTCTTTGGGATAATATTCGTGAGAATAAGGGAAGTGGTAAAGCTCCAACAAAAGAAATGTTAAAACAAGAAAAAAAAATTAAACTCAAAATAAAAAAGAAATAACATGGCAACTCTTTTAAAATATAAAAAAGAAGGGGAAAAGGAAGTAGAAAGTAAAGAGTCTGCTTTAACTCCTGAGTATATTCAAGGAAAATTATTTTCTTTTTCAGATGCTGCTCATAAACTTCATTTAGATACTAAATCTTATGCAGAACATAAAGCTTTAGGAAAACTATATGAGGGTTTAATTGATTTTAGAGATGAAATTTCTGAAAAATTAATGGGTTATCAAAAAGGAAAAAGAATTGGTAAATTAAAGATTGACGATATTCCTGAATATACAGAAGGAGCGCCATTAAAATTAGCTAATGATGTTCTTGACTTTGCTTACGAACTTTATGAGTGGGCAGGTGAAAAACATTATTGCGATATTGAAAATATTTCTCAAAGCCTTAGCGGTTTAGGTTCTCAAACCGTTTACCTACTAACATTAAAGTAATTTTCTAACCTAACATAATATATATGTCAGAAACAACGACAGAGCAAGTTCAACAAGAACAACAACAACCTCAGACAGAGCAACAACAACAAGCTCCTGCATTTAATCCGTTTGCGGATAATTCATGGACTGAAAACAAACCTTCTCAAGAAGGTCAGTTCCAAGAACAACAACCACAAGCAGAACTTCCCCAAGCAAATAATAACGCACAGGAAGTAGAAGAAGAAGAAGTGGTAGACGCAGACGAATGGTTAAAAAGTAATTTCGGTTGGGAAAACACAGATTCTGCAAAAGCAGAACTTGAAGAATTAAGAAAGCTTAGAGAATCTGCTTCTACAAAAGAAGAAATAAAATTTGCAAACGAGCAAAGTGAAAAGTTTTATCGTTTATTGCAAGAGGGAAAAGAAGATGATTTATACGATTTCTTGCAAGAGAAAAAGAAAATTGAAAAACTTACGTCAGCTGAATTAGACGAAAATTTAGCAGCAGAAGTTATCAAAACAAATATGCAGAAAAAGTATAAAGATTTAACTGCATCTGAAATAGAATATAAATTTAACAAGCAGTTTGGTATTCCTGCAAAGCCTGTTCAACAAGATATTGAAACAGACGAAGAATACCAGCAAAGACTTTCTAATTGGGAAGAGAAAGCTAACGACATCAGAACAGAAATGATGATTGAGGCAAAGCTCGCTAAACCTGAATTAGAAAGATTAAAATCGGAACTTAGACTTCCAGATATTAAAGGACAAAATGAGGGAAATCAAGGGTATAGTCAAGAAGAATTGGCTGCCCACGAAAAACTTGTGAACTCCTTTAAAGATTCTGCAAAAAGCGCTCTAAATTCTTTTGATGGGTTTAATGTATCGGTAAAAGACGAGGAAGTTGATATACCGTTATCTTATGCTATTTCTCAAGAGGAAAAAAGTGCTATCGCAGAACAAATTGAAAGATTTGCAGATTCAAATTTTGACGCAAATGCAATCTTGGCTGATAGGTGGTTAACTGAAGATAATCAGTTAAATACAGCTCAAATGATTAAAGATTTGGCTTTATTGTACAGTGAGGGTAAAATGAACCAAAAATTCGCCAATGATGCGGCATCTAAAAGACTTGCCGAACACATCAGAAGAACGAGTAACATAAGCGTGAGTTCCCGAACACCACAACAAACATTTAGCCCAGAGCAAAAGTCAGATTTTGATAAACAAGTTGAATATATTTGGAAGAATAGTTAATATAAACAATTATTAAAAATTAAAAATTAAATTTTTTAAAAATGGCTTTAGGTATTCCTACGTCTAATATTCTCCAACCAGGTAACATTAGTATACAGGGTGGCGTTAATAGACAATTGGTGTCTGACTTACAATTGTTGACACCTCAGTATTACAAATCTTACGTTGAAAAATACGGAAGTGAAGATTTCACATGGTGGTTAGCTACATACGCAGGTATGGAAGAAGTTAAAAACCGTGACTTCTTTTGGTTTGAGAATCGTGGTAAATTGATCACTTCAGTACAAGCAGCTGCTAACGTGCCTGCTGCTACTGGTGCAACTATCACTTTGACTCTTGCTTCTGGTTATCACTACAACAATGGAACTGAAGCTCCATTGCGTCCTGGTGAAACTGTTCGTGTTGCTTCTACAAACGTAGAAGGTCAAA